ACGAGTCTTGATAGTAAGGTCGCAAGGTATTGGTCATCTCATCATAAGGGATAAAACTAACCTGATGCTTCAATTCAGGATTGAGTTCGACAATATTTCGGATTTTGGACACGAAATTATCATAATACTCTCTCCCAAACAAATAAGCTTCACGGAATGATCCATCCGTGTAAGCACCAAATTGTTCTTCAAACGATAAAGGTGACTCGTTGGGCTTCTTAACCCAATGAAATTTCTTGAGGATTGAGTCTTCCTCAATAGGCGCAACAATTTTGTTCAAGGTTTCATGTTTTGAGAAACCTCTTTTCAAAAACGATAATTCATCGATAGTAATGTAAGGTACAGATTTCGCATCTTTATCAGCCATAGTATATTCAATACCAAGCTTCGCGAATTCCATTTGACAAGCCGTGTGAGTAAACCACCTACAACGTCGGTTCACTCCCATAGCATTATCATCACCATAAGTACCTAATGCAACATTCTCAGAAAACCTTTCTCTCACCATCGGATGCAATGAGTAATACACGTAACGCATCATTAATGCATTACAAATACTATTCAATTGTACCGTAATCAAATTTCCTGAGGGATTGCCATTAGCAAATCGAAACAAAAATCCTTCAAACAAGATATTCGGATGAATGATTTCAGACAACGCTCCTTTGATAAGATCAAGTTGATCCTGTGAAAGACCTACTTCTTTATACCAATCAAGCATTATTTGAGCAGCTGCTCCAGTAATTTGGGCAGCCATCCGAGTATCAAAACCTGCAAAATCTCCAGCAATCATGTGTTTATCACCATGTTTAGTGAGATACTCATGAAACTCTTCCCATTCCTTAGATCCAGGATTAATTCCAACAAGACACTCTGTACTTTGCCAAAACCTTCGCATAAAACGAGGGATTCCAGCTAGAGCCATCTTTGAAGCAATCAAATTGGACATTTCTCCACCATAGAACTTACGAACCTTTTTCAAAGCCTTTTTGGTTGGCAGCAATTCATTCACCTTACTGCTTGCTTTAAAAATAGTTTCAGAACGAGTCTTTTCTTTCCATAATTTTAATGTACGATCAATTTCCGATTGGATATCATACTCCTCTGTAAATTCACGAGGAACTTTAGGAGCTGTTTCATCCATTGGATCACGCACTATGCAATGTTTCTTTGACTTGTTAATAGGAAAGCCTGCGGAGGTTGATGATTTAACTGGTTCAACACCAAATTCACCAATTCCATCTAAAGCTTCCTGTTGCGTATAGAGGCGTAACATTTCTGATGCCTCTTCTTTGTTTTCACGAATACACTTGAGAGTCTGTTCACGATAATCATGAATAGCTTTCTCTAATATATTATGTTCATAATGTTGTACAGGATCCATCAACTTGTTAAGAGTTGGCATAGCCTTGGCAACATCATTCGGTTTTGATGGTGGTTGATGTTTTGGCTCACCTAAATTTTCTTTCACACCTTTGAAAGGTGTTGGGATGTAAGGTGGGCGTGCACGAGATTCCATAGGTAGGCCATCTTTAAGAACTTGACCTATATAA